TTTCCTTTTTTTTTAGGGGTGTAAGGGTATTGGTCTGCACTTAGTTTTATGTGAAGTGCAGACGTTTTTTAGTTGTTGTCTGCATGTCTGCACGTCTGCACTTGGTATATTTCGTTGCAGGATTGCCGGTCAGAATCCTAAAAGATTTCGACTCGCACGACCTTGTTGGCGGATACCCACACGCGGAGAAACCTACGCAGCCACGCATTACCGAGCGCCGGACTCGGATGGTTGATCATGCTCCGGCGGCGTCGCGTACTTCCTCCAGACGCTGCTTGCGTTCGCCAGCATAGCGAGCGGCCTCGCGCCTTTCCGCTAGTTGCCGCGGCGCAGTGTCGACGGCATCGCGCCGCGCCGCCAGCCGCTGAGTTTGCTGCCGGTAGCGGTCGATGTCCATCAGCCCATCGGTGAATGCTTGATCGGCTCTGCCGAGGCTGGCCTCGATCTGTTTGCGTTCGGCGTTTAGCCCGCTCTCTTTGCATTCCTCTCTCCTTCTAGTGGGGTGGTGCGGGGGCGCAAACGCTGCAGCTTATATTTTCACCTGAAATAGCCCGGCCTTTATCTTGCGTAAAAAAAAATGCCGTTTCTATAAATTCCATGTTGACAATGTTTACCGTGTGGTGTATCGTATGGGCTGCGAGGTAAACTTTTTCAATAAGGAAGGGAAGAATGGATCGTCGGAATCGGAAATTTATCGCAGTATCTGCGCGGACGCACGAACGCTTGTTCCGCCGCGCAGGGTGGTTGGCCACGGCGAGCGGTCAACGCGTCACCATCGAAGATGCCCTGCTCGACGCGCTGAACACCAATACAGACGCGCCTGATACTCAGCAGGAGGCGGAACGAGAAGTTGATGCGGTAGGAGAACCGCGATGACGTCGGTGTGGTTGTCGGTCGGTGAACAGGATTTCGAGTTATTGCTTTCACGCAGTCCTCAAGAGACCGTTGCAGACACGATCGCGACAGCTAACCGATTCCTAAGTTTACCGGCATGTGGTAAGCAGCAAGAATTTCAAGTTCAAAGCAAAAAGGACAAAGTAAAATGCCTGCATCAATGCGCCTGATGATCACAGTAGTAGCCGAGCGCGACGGCGATAGCCTCCCCGGTTCCGATGATGCCACCGTATTGAAAAGCATCGAGGTGGTGCTGCCGTACATCGATCCCAAATTCATCACGCTGCCGAAAATAGTGGACGGCGTCGTACTCGACGTGCTGACCGAGCACAGCGAAAAGATCGCTGCGGTCGTGGCACGCCAGGAGGCGCGCAAGATGGCGAATCCCGGCCCGCTGTGGATGAGCGCAGTTCTGACCACCAACGGTGAAGACGGCAGCGATAGCGACGATGCATAGGGGGCGATATGGACGCGCCAGCAATCGCCGGGACACCGGTTGATTTTGACGCGATGCTTAACGGCCATTACCACGACCCTAAGCATTTGGTTGTCAAAAAGGCAGGCACACAGACCACGTTTGTGGATTTGCCTGCAAATCTCAAGTTTTCGCACGCGCTGGCTGACGAGGCGTCGCCCTGGCTCGATGAGTACATCGCATTCAGCAGGCAGTGGTCGCCACGCGCCTACGATGATTTTCACGAGGCAGTTGGCCTGTGGGTGTTGTCAACGACGGCAGCGCGCCGGATCACCATCGATCTTGGTGGGAAGCGGTATCCAGGTCTATACATCGCGCTGGCAGCGCGGACGTCGATTTTCGCAAAGTCGACCACGGCCAGCATTGGTCAGTCAGTCCTCCGTGATGCCGGCCTGCAGTACCTGCTCGCTCCAGACGACGCGACTCCACAGGCGTTCATCAGCGCGCTAACCGCGAAGCTGCCAACCGAATGGGAAAGGCTCGACCAGCAACGGAGGCAACTGATCATGCATCGGATCGCCTTTAGCGGTCAGCGCGGTTGGTATTTTGATGAGTTCGGCCAGAAGGTCTCGGCCATGATGCGCGATGGTGGACACATGGCGGATTTCCGCAGCCTGCTGCGAAGGTTCGATGACAGCCCGGATACCTACGAATACGTATCGATTAGCCGCGGCAATGACATGGTGACTCGGCCCTATCTGGCGCTACTGGCAAATCTGACTCCGGCAGATTTGGCTCCATACGCCAGAAAAGGCGCGACGTTGTGGGGCGATGGATTTTGGGCGCGTTTCGCGTTCCTGACGCCACCAGCCGATTACCTGCGGAAGACCGGCAAGTTTCCACAGGCGATCAGGAAGACGCCAGACAGCTTGATCAGCAAGCTGCGACGATGGCACGAGTCCTTGGGGATTCCCGACGTCGATGTCGAGGAGGTAGCGACGGATCGGGGGGCGCGGTATGAATTACATCCCGCGCCGCCAAAGGAACAGCGATGCGTTTTCGGAGAAGGGGTCTTTGATGCTTGGTATCGATATGCGGATGCGATGGCGGACATCCTGCAGGTGCTTGGCACAAACGACCTTGATGGCAATTACACGCGCATGGCGGACAAGGCGTTACGCATCTCCATGCTGATTGCCAGCCTGGAGAACGGTGGGGTGATCGAAATGCGCCATTGGGCGCGAGCACAGCGGATAGTGGAATGCTGGCGGCAGAACCTACACAACCTGTACGAGCAAATCACCGACGACGTCTCATCGAACAAGGTCGAGGCGTTGGAAGACAAAATCATGCGTGAGATTGCCGAGCACGGCCCGCAGACGCAGCGGCAGCTTTATACTCAGATTCGCGGTCTCGATTCGCGTTCGGCTGGCTCGATCCTTGAATCAATGGTGGCGAGCGGCCTGCTCAACGCGACGACGCAGGGCAAAAAGGTCGTCTATACGCTAGTGGCGGAGGCATAAGGTGGACGATGCATTAGATCGCGCAAAGTCGATCAACATTGTTGAGTTGGCGAGCAAATATACCAAGATGCGGCATTTGTCCGGCCAGGAGTATGCCGGCCCATGCCCCAAATGTCACGGCGAGGATCGCTTTCACGCCACCAAAGAATGGTGGTTCTGCAGGCAGTGTTCGCCAAAGCGCGGCGATGCGCCCGGCTTTCTACAGTTTGTCGAGAATCTGCCTTTCCTAGAAGCGGTCGAGCGGTTGGCAGGCGACCGACCGACTCGCTCGTTCCAATCTGTGGATCGGCGCGAGCGTTTGCGGCAGACGATGCTGCAGACGTCTCAGGGGCGCGTACCGATTGCGCCAGCGAAGGAAATGCCTGGGCAATCTGTGGAATGGCTGCGGCAGGCGGAGCACATCGTTGTCAATGCTCACGAGGCGTTGATGGCGGACAGCAATCCTGGCGCAGAATACCTGCTCGGCCGCGGCCTGCTCCCAAGCACGTGGGAGGCGTACAACTTCGGTTATGCGCAGGCGTACCACACGCCAACAGACAGCAAGCTGCCAGCGATAGTCATTCCCTGGTACCGCGGTGGGAAAATTGCCGCGGTGCGGTATCGATTCCTGAATCCGCCAGACAAGCGGAAGACGACGTCGTTGCGCGACTCGTCATTTTCCGGCCTGTTGTTTGGCGGACACGTGATCTGCGGTTGTGCAGAGCGGCTCCGTACACTGGTGTTGTGTGAAGGCGAGTTGAACGCCGCGTCTATCTATCAGGTCGCGCATTGGGCGCGTACCGATGTGCTGAGTATCGGCAGCGAAACGGCCACGCTGACGCCAGCGGCTGTCGATTACATCAGCCAATACCGGCAGGTGATCGTCTGGATGGATCGGCCTGAAATCGCCAGACAACTCATGGCGGTGCTGCCACGAGCGGTAGCGTTATCCTCGCCCGACAACAGGGATGCCAACGACATGCTGAAAGCTGGCATGCTCGGCGGCCTCATTGCGACCATGCGCAAGCGCGGAGCGCGCACACGCTCCGCGTTGGAGGCGATGGTTTGGGATTACTGGGATGCGCAGCAGCACGTTGTAGGCGACGAGCACGCTGATGCGGTCGCCCGGCAGGTAGCGGAGGAGATAGGGGTGCAGTACTGATGATGGAATGGCAGATTATCCAGGGAGGGTGCAAGGACGTCTTGGCTACGATGCAGCCAGGAAGCGTCAACTGCGTGGTGACGTCGCCACCGTATTTCAACCAGCGCGATTACCAGACCGGCAGATGGGATGGGGGCAACGATCCCGCATGTGCGCACAAGCAGCCGCGCACCAATGCAGGCGTCATTTCCAGCACGCTGAGTGGTAGTCGACGCACGACCAATCACCAGCAGGAAAGCTACCGCGACGTTTGCCCGCTGTGTGGAGCGCGTCGCGTTGACGAGCAGATTGGCCCGGAAAACTCACCACAGGAGTACATCGCATCGATAGTGGAGGTGTTCCGGTTGCTGCGCTTTGCGCTGCGCGAGGACGGCGTTGTCTGGCTCAACCTGGGCGACAGCTACGCAGGCAGTGGCGGCGCAGGTGGCGATTATGCCCCAGGCGGCAGGCGCGAAGGACAGCCAAAGTACGAGGGGACAGCCCGGCGCGACACCGGCCTGAAACCAAAGAACCTGATCGGCATTCCCTGGCGCACGGCATTGGCCTTGCAGGATGACGGTTGGTGGCTGCGAAGCGACGTGATCTGGCACAAGCCGAATGGCATGCCGGAAAGCGCGACGGATCGGCCTTCACAAAATCATGAGTATGTTTTCTTGCTCACGCGCAGCCCACGGTACTACTTCGACATGGACGCGGTGGCAGAACCTGCTGCGTACGATGGCAGGCAGGCGACGCTGATGAACGGCAGCAAGAAATACGACGCGGCGTTTCTGCCGGAGGCGGAAAGCGGCGAATACCACGGTCGAGCGCATGAGCGGTGGCGTAAGAACGAGGCTGGCGAATACGTGCGGAATCGACGCAGCGTCTGGTCGATTCCGACCAGACCGTATTCAGGCGGCCATTTTGCTACGATGCCTCCTGAGTTGGCGCGGCTGTGCGTGCTGTCTGGCTGCCCGCGCGGTGGCGTGGTGCTCGATCCATTCGCAGGCTCCGGCACGACATTGGCGGTAGCGGTAGCGCACGGCAGGAAGGCTATCGGCATCGAGTTGAGTCCCAAAAATGTGGAATTGGTGCATCGACGCCTGTCCACAACTCAATTGACTTTGGAGGCGGCATGATTACGGTGACGGTTGCGAATGCCAATCGGCTGCGGCTGGCATTTCCCTACAACCCCATTCTCGTTGCGTTCATCAAGGATTGCTCGCGCAGCGAGTTCGACAAGGTGACCAAGACGTGGACGGTGACATTCTCTACCTTCGATCTGCTGGTGGAGAAATATCCGGATTACGTCGAGGTAGACTATACGGCCTGGGCGTTGCTGGCGGATCGCCCGCGCCGGTTTGCGCAGTCGCTGATCGACATGGGGATTCGTTTCTACGTGGACGGCAAGCGCGTCATTGCCGATGGCGAAGGCGTCTCGCCGTTGCTGCAGGAGGAGGTGGACAAGCGCGCCGCGGCCATTGCCGATCTGATGCGCAGCGGAGTGCTGGTTTACCCGAATCGCACGGTTGTGCGCTCTGCGCCCGCGCCGCAAAGCGTGTTGGCGGCGCACGAGGAGCGCATTGTCAATGCCGTGCGCACGGGCAGCGTCAACGCCAGAATAGCGGAGGAGCGCAAGCAGGCGCAGGCGCAGGCGCGGCGCACAAAGGCGCGCAAGCAGCAGACCGCTGCTCCTACCTTCACGTGGAATCGAGGCTGATATGAACAACGAGGAGGTATTCGCTCGCGTTGAGGATAGCATTCGTGTTCACGGTTGGCACACAGGTGTCATCGTTGGCGACAATGTGCTGCTGACCGAATTGGCCTTTTTGGGCGATGCAATCGGCCAATTCTCACAAGCCGAGCGCATGAACGACCGCGCCGAAGCTGGTCAGAAGCTGGCGGATTGCATGATCAGACTGGTGTCGGTAGCGATGCGCGTTGGCCTGCCGACACACGCCATTGCGCGCCAGACGCGGCCGGCCAGCGTGCCAATGGTGGTGGCGTATGGCGCGTTGTGTCGAGCAGCGGTCTTGGCAAATCCTATAGCCATCGAGCGAGCGACCAGCCTGCTGGCGGATTCGATATGGACGACAGCCAACCAGCCGCGCACTGGCGTCAATTTGATTGGTGCAATGAGCGATTTTGGAGCGACACGATGAGCTTTGGCTGGAAGGTTGATTCGGTTGATGAGTTGCAGAGAATTTTGGCGGAATCCGGCTCGGAGGCTCGGATCGTGGAGATGCCTGTAACCGAGGTTACAGCGTCCCAGGGGCGCACGAATCCCCCCGCGGCACCCGATACACCAAAAGGCGCTGTAGAGGCGCAAGGAGCGCCTGTAACCGAGGTTACGGCTCAAGCTAGGACGCCGAGCAGCGGCAAGCCTCAGCCTCGCAAGAAGCTGAAAAGGACAGAGCACGAAGAGCAGGTGGCTCTGTTCGAGAGAGCTAGTCGGGAGATTGAGAATTATCCGGAGTTGTCGCTGATGTTCGCCATCCCAAACGGGGCCAAGCTGCCGTATACGCGCAAAGAGGACGGTACGCGGTATTCGCGCCAGGGGGTGATCATGAAGCAGGAGGGGCTGCGCGCTGGCGTACCGGACATTTTCCTACCGGCTCCGGTGGTATTCCGCACAGCGGGCGGAAAACGCCATCAATGGCATGGCCTGTTCGTGGAGATGAAAGTTGGTCGTCGCAAACCAACCAACGAGCAGGAAGAGTGGCTATACCATCTTCGTCAGATGGGATACGCTGTGGTTGTTGCGTATGGCGCGCAGCAGGCGTGGGAGGCGATTACGGCTTACTTGGAAGGCAGATTGCAGGCACAGGAGGAATGATGAACAAGGTCTATGCAGGGGTGGTCAAGGACGATCTGACCGATCAGGATTACATGGATATGCTGGCGGAGTTGCGGCAGACGCACACCTACCGGCAGCTTGTTGATCTGCTTGGCTCCCGGTATTCACCGGCGTACTGGTCAAAAATCGAGCGCGGGCAAGCACCATTGACCAGCGAGGCACGTGCTGAGTTGCGCGCCGTTTTTGGAAGGGCTGTGCTGCCTGTTCGCCCGACAGCACAGGAGGCAGTTGCGGGGGTAGCGCCGGATGCAGCGATCCTCTACGTTGCTGCGGACGATGCCGCGGACGTCAATCGGCTGATCCTGGTCGGTGGATCAGAGTACCTGTCGTTGTTCGTGAACGGCAGCGCCAGCGGCCTGCGTTTTGCGCCCGATGGTGGCGTAACGCAGGCGATGCGGACGCACCATACCACCGAGGCGAAACCGAGCGAACTAGGCGGCTCTGTGCGGCGCACCCGGCGTCTGGTGCGACCAGTAGCGTCGGCGCATCAAGAGGAGCGGCGCGTCTCTCTTTCTGCAAGCTGGAAGGAGGTGATCGAGGCTGGCCTGTCCTCGTTGGAGCGTAGCAGTCAATGCGACAAGCATTAGCACTTGTCGCATTGACTTGGCAAGCGGTCGATTGCCCCGACCGCTTGGCAGTAAATTCTACTGTAGCGCGGGCAAGCATACAAAGTTTGTATGCTTGTTTTTATTCACGAAGGGAAGGCATCGGATGACAAAGGACTATCGCGTTGCGACGACAGTGCAGGGGCAGACACAGCCGCAGCCGCAGATTGTCATGCAGCCGGCTGAGGCGCGTCCGACATTTGTCGGTCAGTTGGACACGACGAGGCTGGCTATCTATGGAGCGTTTGGTGTTGTCATTGGCCTGCTGGCCTACTATGTCGGCAACGAGGAGGCGAGGCGAGCGATCCTGATTGGTGGCGGCTCTACGTTGGCGTTCATCACGGTAGATCTGCTCTTCTCTACCGGATTCCTACACAAGCTGGTTGAGCAGGAGACTGAGCGCAAACGCATCGAGGCGACATACCCGGCAGAGGCGCGGGACGCAGCGCACGACGAGCAGATCGGGGCACTGTGGGAGTACGTGTACAGCCTGGAGGCGCGTCTCGACGCGCTGAATACGCTCAAGGTTGGCGGCATTGGCGGCGAGCGCGAGATACCGAAGGTGGACACGGTCGATCTGCGCATCCGGCAATGGCTGACCACGGAGATTTTTCCGAACGGCCAGCTTGCGGGGGTTCACGCCAACGGGCAAATCAAACGCTCGTTTCCTTTCAAGGGAACGTCCGACAATCCGGAAGATCGAGCGGGGTGGTCGCGCTTGACAGCGGCTGGCCTCGTAGGGAAATCCGGCAACAATTACATGTGGACGGGGCCGGCCACGCTTGGACTAACCATGCAGAAATTGCAAATAGTCGCAAAGGCGTGATCGTCCCTGCCCTGCTTCGAGGGGTCCGTAAGAACAATGGACGCCCCCCTGCGGGGGTACGTGGTAGGGGGGGGCATCCCCCCCCGGAATGGCACAAACAGAACGGAGGTTCGATGTCTCTATTTTTCGCCTTGATGCTATTGCTTCCGATCAGCCTGCTGCTTGAGTGGGCGAGCAGAAAGAAATCTTTCGTGTCGGATTTTGTGGCGTTGAGCATCTCAATTCTTCTTTACATGGTCTCTGTCAGGACGGTCGTCGGATTGGTCATGGAGGATGTCGCCCACCTGTATTTTGTTCCGGCGTTTGTAGGTAGCGTCATCGGTATGGTCGGCCTGCGATACCTGCTCGGCCTGACAACGAAAGCGAGCGCCGCGGGAGGATATACGTCGCGAACGGGCAAGTATTCGGGGTTCAGATATAGGAGGATGCCATGAAATGGCTTGCGGTTGTCCTGCTGGTGATCTTTGTCGTCGTCTTTGCGTTCACGCCGGACATCAGCCTGGACGATGAGTTTTTTCGGATCGATTTCGACACGGCAGCGCAGACAGAGCAGTTACGCCTGCGCGAGATGAACGAAACGCAGCGGGTGCAAATACGAGAGGAAAGCGCAAATGAGCGGACTCGGATGGTGATCGGGTTGTTCCAATTTGCGATAGCGGCTCTCGTGGTGGTGGCAGTTGTTGCTGCCGGTTACAGGCTGAGCGCCCAGGCGATCATGCATCGAGCGGTGCTGTCTGAACGCCAATTGCTAATAAACAGCATGCCGCGGGAGGCTCAGGAGAAACTGACGGTCGTTGTCACCAGTATCGGTGACGGAGGCTATGTCGACATTTTCGACGACGAGTACGTCTATGTCCATCCGCAAACCAAAACGCTGGTTCCGTTCGCTCCTACGCATCCACAGCGTAGGCTGATCGGATAGCGGTGGCATTCGTTTTTCCCCACTGGCTGGCGAGGCGACTCGCCGGCCTTTTTTTTGCCCTGGCGACAACTGGGTGCTCGGTAGGAAATTTCACGTCAGAACAAAATCGGCCTTTGCCCCATTTTGGGAGTTGACTCCTGGGTGCAATGGTGGTAAACTTTGTTTACCGATAGGTGATCGGGCGAAGACACAAGGAGACAGACGATGAAGAAGAATCGATTCGCAAAAGGAAGCGGCGCATACAGGTGCGCGAGCTGCGGAAAACTGACCAGGGAAACCGGCATCGGTGAAAGCTACATTGACCTTTGCCTGCACTGCTACGAGGTCGGCGGCTGGCTCAACGCCGTTTTGGATGGCGAGGACATCGAGAACGTTCCTGCCGAGTATCGCGAGGATGTCGCACGCGAGGCAGGGATTGAGATTACAGGGAAAGGCGGAAACTGAGATGGACAGCCAGAAATACAACAAGCTGCCCAAGTGGGCGCGGCTTGAGATGGAGCACCAACTCCGCGAGATTGGCGAGTTGCGCAGGCGGCTGGCGACGTATGAAAGCGACGAGCGGAACGGTGCGATCTTCGCGGTCACGCAGTGGAAACCAGGAACGAAAATCGGCGTCAACCTGCCGGATAGCGCAAGTGTCGAATTCAAACTGGGCGCGGCCTGGACGGACACGATCACCGTATCGCTGTCGATTGACAAGCGGTTTATCTATATCAACGGTGGTGGCGAGTTGAGCATCACGCCGCGCGCCAGCAACGTCATTCAGATTTTTCCGGAGGCACACAGATGAGAACCTGGAGCGTATACCAGCAGGCGATTTTCGCAGCCATCGAGCAGACGACCGACAATCTGGCAATCAACGCGGTGGCAGGTTCCGGCAAGACCACGACGATTGTCGAGGCTGCCAAGCTGATGAAGCCAGGGGACTCGGTGGTTTTCCTGGCCTTCAACAAGCACATCGTCAACGAGCTTGGTAGCCGGCTGCCGAGAACGGTCGAGTGCATGACCATCCACAGCCTCGGTATGAAGGCGACGGCGAAGGGAACAGACAAGCGGCTCAAGGTCGAGCAGTACAAATACCACGACATCGTTGATCGACTGCTCAGTGACGACCGAAGCGTAGAAGGGTGGGCGCACGGCATTTTCGCCAAGGCAGCGCGCAGCATTGTCGACCTGGGGCGATTGACGCTGACCGATTTTGCCGATGTCGAGCAGGTGGATGGGTTGATCAACCATTACAACATGGCCTCGGAGCTTGCCGAGACCGCGCAGCAGATGAAGACGACCATCGACACGCTGATCACCAAGCTGGTCAAAATCGCCCGGCTCGCGCTGAAGCAGGGACAGGCGCAGTACGAGAAAAAGGGCGTCATCGACTTCACCGACATGCTTTGGCTGCCGGTAACGCACAATCTGCCAGTGCCACGCTACGATGTGGTGATGGTGGACGAGGCGCAGGATTTGAGCAAGGCGCAGGCGGAGATCGTCATGCGAGCGGCAGGCAGCAAGGGCAGGGTGATTGCGGTAGGCGATCCCCGGCAGGCGATCCAGGGTTTTGCCGGGGCCGACAATGCCAGCTTCCAGGCACTGGTCGAGCGCACCCAGGCTAAGGTGCTGCCGTTGAGCGTCTGCTACCGATGCCCGACTAGCCACCTGGAATTGGCGCGAGAAATCGTGCCAAACATCGAAGCGGCTCCAGGAGCGGAGGCTGGCTCGGTCGAGACGATTGACCACGACCGATTTGTAGAAATGCCGCACAGCGGCGACCTGATCATCTGCCGCACCAACGCTCCGCTGATCGGCTCCGCTCTGCGCCTGATCGCGAAAGGCATCCAGGCTAGGGTGCGCGGCCGGAACATAGGCGCGCAACTGATCAAGTTTGCGAAGGATGCCGACGACCTGCCGATGAGTGGGCTGCCGGAGGATTGGCGAGCGGCATACGCCATCAAGCTGGCAAAGCTGGTCGAGTTGCGCAAAGACGCGCTGGCGGCGCGCAAGCACACGGAGGCAGCCATCGAAGCGCTGCTCGACCAGAACGATTGCATAGCGATCATCTTGGACAGCAATGCTGGCATCACTAGCTTCCAGGCATTGACGGCGACCATTGACGGCATTTTTGCGGATGCCGATGCCACGGTCTGGCTTTCCAGCATCCACCGAGCGAAGGGGCTGGAGGCTGATCGGGTTTTCGTATTGAAGCCGAACAAGATGGAGTTGGTACACAAGAATCAGACCTGGTGGCAGCGTGAGCAGGAGCGAAACCTGCGCTACGTTGGCCTGACCAGGGCGAAGCGCGAGCTGTACTTTGTCAGCGATCCGCCACAGGCTGTGCTGCAGCCTGCTGCGTAGGGGTGAGCAGCCTACTGCGGTAGCCACCGAGCGCAGTAAGCTTTCAATCACAAACAAGACAATTTCGAATTTAACCTATAGGCGAAGTTGCGGTAAACTATGTTTACCATTAAACAGTGATTGAAACGCAGGAGGGATTGAGATGACACTTTCACAGGCGAGCGTAGGAGTACGGAAAGCAGCATGGCTGAAGGGCATTAAGAACCAGAACGCCGAATGGAGGCCGGTCTTTGGCGGCAGATACGAAAACAACCGGGTTGTTGGCATTGTAGACGAGCGCACCGAGATTTTCTTTTTGGACGTGCATTACGCCAATCAACTCACCTGGAAAGAAATCAAAGAACGCAGCTAGGGAGGCTGGTATGCTCACGTTAGACGCAGAATTTGTACAGTCAATTTTGGCGGAGGAGTTTGATGTTTTCAGCTATAGCGGTCGGTTTATGTATGGCAGGCACTGCCTCGCCGTCAACGCCGATGGTGGCAGGAACGAGGTAGACGTCACGTTTGCCCTGATCGAAGCGGTGCTCCAGCACGTTGCTGACGGCAGCGAGGTCGAGTTGAACAAGGCACTTGAGGCGATCAGCGACATCAAAACGCTGATGCGCGATGCGCGTACCGACAGCCTGGGGCTGGACATGGTGGTTTACTGGCCTGAATTGTCGTACAACGACGACGACCAGGACGACGACGACCAGGACGACGACGACCAGGACGACAGCAGCGACTACGATGGCGATTACGATCACGAGGGTGGTTACTACGAGGAGCACGACATCTATGATAGCCAGGGGATGACGAAGGCGCAGATTGTTGCCGAGATCGACCGGATAGGGCGCGACGTGTTCGGCTACGATGAGCGAACGTTCTGCGCACGAACATCATGGAGTAAAGCCGGCCTGCAGACCATGCTGGCAAACTTCCAAATGATGGCGGAGTTGAAGCGTCGCCAGCGTATCATCGACAAACGCTATATCGACCGCTATGGCGCTATCGTTTGGAGGCGCATCCAATACTCCCAGTTGCGCCACGTGGAAGGCGAGGAGGAGGCGCGGCGAGACGCGATTCCCTGGGTGCGCGATCTGAAAGATTACTGGAAGCTGAATCGAGAAATTTCTCGCATTTGGCGAGCTAAGTGGGACGAGGGGCAGGTTCTGACGCCAGGGATGCCAGAACCAACAGAAGGCGTTATCGGTGAGTTGCCAGATAAAATGGCAGCGGGGATTCATGATTTTGCTATCAAGCAGTACTGGAAGGACATCGACGAGGCTGAAGACCTGGGTAAGAAGGCGTATGAATTGCGCAGTAAGGCGATTAACGCAATCCAGGTGCTGGCGTACCAAGTCGCAGCAGACGCAGGTGTGCGCATCGGTAGCGTGGTCATCGATTCAGATGGCGTCAAACGCATCGTTGATCAAATTCGCGGCGAGGTGCTTTGGCACGACGGCCTGAAGCAATACACAGTTGCCATCTCGGTGCGCCTGCCCAAGATGACCAAAAGCGGAAAACCGCGCCAGACGCGCTACCATGACTGGGTGCGGCTGCAGCAGATTGTTGGCGACGTTCCTGGCCTGCCACCGCTTGCAGACTGGCTGGCAAAGTACACACTGGAGACCAGCAATGCCTAAGATCGCTTACATCAAAAAGGGATTCAACTCCAAAAGCCTAGAGCAGATTGGCATCGCCAATGTGATCATTGAGGAGTACCAGAACCAGGGATTCGATCTGACGCTGCGCCAGCTTTACTACCAGATGGTGGCGCACGGCCACATCGAAAACACCATGCGCAGCTACAAGAATTTTGGTAATTTGCTGGACAACGCTCGGCTTACCGGTATGGTCGACTGGAAAGCCATTGTAGATCGGACGCGGAACGTGCAAGAAAACCCGCACTGGTCAGCGCCTGCCGACATCATCGATTCGGCTTATCGATCCTACCGAGTAGATTTCTGGCAGTTTCAACCGTACCGGCCTGAAATTTGGATTGAGAAGGACGCGCTGATCGGTATCATCTCCGGCGTTTGCAGGGACTTTGATGTCCCATACTTCGCCTGCCGAGGCTACACCAGCCAAAGCGAGATGTGGGGCGCGGCGCAGCGGATGCTCCGGCACAAGAAGCGCGGCCAGACGCCTGTCGTATTCTACCTGGGCGACCACGACCCCAGTGGTATCGACATGACGCGCGACGTCGAGGATCGGCTGGAGATGTTCATCGGCACACGCATCACGGTCGTTCGGCTCGCCTTGAATTGGGAGCAGGTCGAGCAGTACAATCCGCCACCCAATCCCGCGAAGCTGACCGACAGCCGCGTAGAAAACTACATCGCCCAGTTTGGCGAATCTTCCTGGGAGTTGGACGCGCTTGATCCGGTAGCGATTCGTAACCTGATCGAGGGCGCGCTGCTGAAGATTATCGACCAAGAACGATGGGACAACGCAGTTGCCCGGCAGGAACATGACAAGCGGCTGCTGCGGCAAGTGAAAAACCGATGGAGCGAAGTTGCAAGCTACCTGGAGTGAACGATGAAGCCAAAGACAGAATTTGAAGTTAGGCGTATGTGTAGCGCAGATGCAGCGGTCAATGCGGTGCTGACGCAGCATCACGATAGCGCGCTGAGCGACCTGGGAGATACGTTGATGGAGATGCAGAACAGCGCATTTGCGCTCGGCTACCTGCGAGCGCGGAACGACGCTGCTGCGGAGGTGGCACGCTTGCAGGCACTGCTCGACGCGGTGCCTGTGGCGGCCTTGTGGCGGCCTTGTGGCGGCATTGGCGTACCAGCACGCTCCGCGACGACCATCCCTATAGCAGAGCGCAGTTGGACGAAGAGATACCAGACGGATGGAATTAAACACGCCGCCCGATCCGCACGATGGATCGGGCGGTTTTTTGTTGGCGTGAGGTCTAGACAGGCGGAGCGCTTCCTTAAAATTTCCCGCCTGTTTGGGTTTGCCTATTGACATTGTACCGTATTGTGTGGTACAATAGAGACATAGGAAAGCAAACAGACAGACTAGCAAAACAAGGAGAGAATGATGAAAGCAAATGAAGCAAGACTAGCAACACTGGAAGCCTTTTTCAAACTGGCCGCAGAAAATCCAAAAGTTGATTTTTCGGTCGCAGAAGAAGAGGACGATGGTGAAAATTTCGACCCAATCCGAGACATCGAAGTAGATGCCGATCCTGAGATGAACAGACTAGCCCGCAAATGGGCAGCAAATCCGAGTTACTAGAAGGAGAGAATGATGAGCAGCTACACCGTAAAGATCATCAACGTCGAGGAGCGGATTAACGAGACGAAGATTGTTGATTTCGACGTCAATGACGGCTACATCAACGTCGGTTCTGGATCGGTCGAATGCGGTAATAAGGGAAACTACTATCACGAGAATCGGCAGGCGTATCAATTTGAAATGGACGGCGATGTTACCGAGTCAACAATCCTGGGCGCGGTAAACAAAGCACTCAACGTTTAACCACCACCAGCCAACACAATCACACCCGGCCAGCCGTGCAAGCCGGGGGAAGCGGCAATAAGGAGATTGAGATGAACAAGGCGCAACTTAACATTGAGGAGTTGAAAGCGGAGTGCGTGCGGCCGTACATTCCACCCAATCGGCATGGGGTGGACATCCCCGGCCTTTACGCCCGTGTGCGCGGAGGGCAGGTTGAGGAACTGTCGGATGGAGAGGTCACGCCGACAGGGTTGAGCCTAGAGGAGTATCGCGAAAAGTGTTACATGATCTATGCCGGGTGGGGGGAGTGGCCCGGATACGGGAAGCCGTACTCGCGACTCCCCGTGAAACGAACATGGGGAGGGAGATTCCTGATTCCGTCGAACTACAGAGACCTGGGAGTGCTCTTCGGCTTCGCCAAAAACGAAGCCGGAGAGACCTTGGGGGAGACGTGGGACGAGCTTGAAGCCAGAGGCGTCGAATTCTTTTGGGGCGAAGACACGGGCGTATTTGCTTGTGTCTAGCTCCCCAACCCCCAGCCGGAGGGGTAAATCCGGCACTGAATCCCCGTCAGGGGACTGCCCGCCGCAACTGTGCGGTAGGGCGAACAACCACCCACACCCGGCCAGCCGTGCAGCCGGGGGAAGCGGCAAAAAGGAGCATTATGAATTACGCAATCGCTAATCGAAAAGACGTGTTGGATTACATGCAATCCAACGGGGTGGAATGGGTGAGCGAAAGCTTCGACCGCAATTGGCGCGGTCACGGCGGATACTCGAAAGGCGTATCGCCCGAAGGAATCGAGGCGAGAGAGACGATCGGCGGAATAGAAAGGTTACAGAAGGACTTGCGCGAAAAAGTAGCCCGGGAAGTCCCGGACTACAAATACGGATGGGGTGTGGTGTGCATAGCATACCACACCACCCCCCCTCCGTTCCCATATGTAGATGTTAGGGCGGACGGAGAAGGAGACTCCTTCGTAGAGAAGCTCCGTATCGCCCGGTAGTACCGCCCCCAGCCGGAGGGGTAAATCCGGCACTGAATCCCCGTCAGGGGACTGCCTCCGCAACTGTGCGGTAGGGCGAACAACCACCCACACCCGGCCAGCCGTGCAAGCCGGGGGAAGCGGCAAGAAAAGGAGACAAGATGAACGAGGCACAAGCAAAATTTCAGGCAAGTTTTCAGATGCCGTCCAATCCCCGCAGTCTGGCGCGGGACTGGCAGGAAGCGGAGGAGATAGGGGTGCGGTACGGCGTCAAGCCGCATCCGTTGGGAAAGGAACAGTCGTATAACTGTTACAAATGGGTTGACTGGAAACGCCTCAAGAGCGACGTACTTGACAAGCTGGCCGCCGATGAATCCTAAGAACACCAGTATGAGGCTCACAGCATACACGCAGGCGCAAATCGAGCGCCTGTGTAGGGAGCACGGTCTCACGCAGACAGCCGTGCTCACGCTCGCCATCGAACGGATGGCAGCGCAGACGCTAGGCGAGCACGGGGAACGTGATCCGATGGTCAGTCACTATCAGGCAAAGGAAAAAGAGGAATAGCCACCACAAAGCGCCGCTCCACACGCCGCCCGATCCGCACGATGGATCGGGCGGTTTTTTGTTGGCGTGAGGTCTAGACAGGCGGTGCGCTTCCTTAAAGTTTCCCGCCTGTTTGGGTTTGACTATTGACACGGCGCAATAGGAGTGGTAGAATTAGCTATAGGCAAACGGAAATAGTAACCCAAGAACAAGGAGATGGAAATGATGAAACTATACCACGGGACGAGTTGGAAAAATGCAGAATACATCGAAAAAGAGGGTTTTGTCGGCGGCGAACTGTCCGCCATGACGAGCATGAAGCATGTGCACGGCGGCGTCGTGTACATGGCTGCCTCTATCGAAGAAGCCGCCGAGTATGGCGAGGCGATTTTTGAGATTGATTTTGATCTGGACGGCTGCGAACAGCCGGAGCAATTCACCGACGGAAACACAAATCACTGGTATTCTACCGACGAGAATATTAATCAGGCGGCGGATTATCGCCGCATTCGCTAAGGCGGAAGCAATGAACATCATAGGATCGGTCGAGGCTCTGGAGGCGCTTAACCAGCGCCTTCAAAAACCTATCAGCCGTCAACTATTTTCGCAATCCATCCAGCCGGAGTTGATCCGGACAGGCTACGCCAAGCAGATCGGCGGCGTGGTCACGGTGGATGGCGAAGCGTGGCGAGGCTGGTGGGTGGGCTACATCAGCTTTCGTGAGCGGAAAATCGCCGCCGGCGACTGGCTGAGCAACCGGCCATACTCGGCGGCGGAGGCAGAGGAGTGGCGAGACGGGCGTTTCGACGACGACCCGCTCGCCTAAATCAACCCCACACCCGGCGCAGCCGTGCCGAGCCGGGGGAAGCGGCAAAAGGGAGACTGAACCGTGAACATCGAAGTAATCACGTGGTCAAAACAACTCAACCTGCTACCAGACATACCGCCAATGGGCGCACGCCTGATCGCCATCAAAGGCAAGAGTTACCTAGAGCGCGTGCTCTCAGAACTACGCAACCACGCGCCGGGGTGGGCGACCTGCTGGACGCAAAACGCATGTGGCAGCGGCTACTACTGGGAGCACGCCCCCACAGCCGACGTGCTGTTCGGCTACTGGGTGGCGATGCCTGAATGCCACCGTCACCAGTGCCGCTCCTTGCGGTGGGACATGATGCTGCCGGGTGATTGGAGCCAATTGTTCTTTGCGCTGGGTGACGAATGACACGTGAGATTTGCATGTTTGCCGCGGCCATTGCCATCGGCGTACCGGTTGCGCTGGCCGTGCTGTTGTGGGCGGCGTGTGCGCTGTCAGGACGAAATATGGGGAATGGAGGCAAATAACAAGCATGGCTATTCCGATGACGATCTATCGAGTGAGGCTGACGTTTACGGAACCGCTGCTGGGCAGCACGCCGGATGCGAAAGCGTATTCGGCTTATGTAGCACAGCAGGCTATCGACAACGGCAAGTATGTCAATGACGAAATGCAGACGCTGGTGGAGCAGCCACGCGGCAAGACCGGGTTCCATTGGTTCCCAGTGGACCATTAAGAGAGACAAAAACGTTCTTGTGCAGCGGGTGTTCGCGCACCCGTACATGCCGGAGGAAAACAATCTCTCCGATTGTGGCTGGTACGGCCACATCGGAAAGGCGCTATGGCGGATAGTCTCTCGGCTATCCGCAGAGTGGAGCGGAGGAAGTTCTGGCCCGTATGGCCGGGCAAATACGCCCGGCCACAGTGATTTTCAGGCCATATACAGCGGGGTCATCGCAGATGACGACCCCGACCTCGCGTACCTGATACGGGTACGCGACGAAATCGCAGCCGGAAATCACCAGGCCGGTTTCATGGAGCCGGTCTGATTTACCCCCCCCACCAGCCGGAGGGGTAAATCCGGCCCTAATCCCCGTAAGGGGACTGCCCGCCGCAACTGTGCGGTAGGGAGAAAACAACCAACTACACCCGACGAGCCGTGGCCACCGGGGGAAGCGGCAAAGAGGAGACAAGATGATTCGCAGCAAAAAAGAAAGCCTGGCAATTCAGATCAAAGACGCCTACTCGCCTGACATCAACATGGCGTGGGAACGTGCAAAAAAGCTGGCGGAGGAGTACGGCGTCACGGTGCACAACAAGCGCACCGTGAACACATACGGCTGGCCTGACCTCGACAGGCTGAAAGCCGACATCGAAGCCAAGCTAGAGTAGCACCCACCACCGCCGATCACAACCCCGTGATCGGCGGTTTTGTTTGCCTCAATCCACCTCCGGAAAGCAGATCGCATCCAATGCGGCGTGCTGGCACACACCGACCATGAATAACGCCGTGGCTCGCCACGTGACAACCGCCGTCAGCGTTGCAACAATGCCGGTGTCGATGCTCAACAGCACTGGCAGCGGCGCAACGTAGTGACGCAGCACCAGCCCGGCCAACAGCAGGAAAAAAAATGCCGACAGCAAAAAATAGGAGACCGCAACCAACCACTGTTTCCGATTGAATGCGATCAGCCCGAAAAACGCATATGCGGGGAACATGAGAAAATAGCCAAACGCTCTCACTGCTTCATCCATGCTCATGTACGCCTCTCATATTCAACCCTGAATCACCAGCAGAATTAACAGAACCAAACTGATCACCATTGATATTGCAACCAACATCCATTGCATTCTACTCAATGCGCCGTTGGTCTGGCGTTGATAGTAGTGCAGGATGAAACCCAATTCGTCCTGCTCGGCCAGCAACATTTGATGAATGTGCACACTGGCCGACCCGCTCTGTTCTGTTTCCATCTCCAATTGCCGCTCTACAGCGGAGAGCTCAGCAGTCAGCCACCGCAGCCGCCGTTGCAGCGCGGGGAATTCACGAACGGCCATGCGGTTTTGTCTCTGTTATGGCGTCTCGGCATCTGGTTGATCCGCACTCGGCGGCACAAACCCCACTGCCGTGTTGTCAATCCGCCAACCCTCCGGCACGTCCAGCAGTTCGCGCGCCGCGGCCACCAGATCGTTGATCCGTTGCTGCTGCTGCTGCAGCAATGCCTGCATCGTCTGCTGCTCCTGCAATGCCCGCTCGATGATCGAGCGCGTTTTTGCCGGTAATGCCACTGCGTCTGCCATTTGATTCTCCTTAGATTGCTGGTGCTGCCGTCAATGACGCCAGCAGGTCGTTCATACGTTCTGCGATCTCGATTGTAGCACCCGGCTGATCGGCCAGCCAATCGCTCACCGTCCAATCCCAGGACGGATGAGCGAGCAGCATGTGGATCAGCCGCGTAATCCCTTCCTTAGCCGGGTCTGGCATTCCCGGCATCGCCTGTGGCGCGGTGAATCCGCCCAGGTTGACGCCCTGCACGGCCAGCGCATTCTCCAAAAACGTGCGCTCCGTGCGAGCGATCTGGCGAGCGATCAGGTGCTCCGCTGTCGCCTGTCCCGCAGCTTCCAGCGCGTCGATCTGAAGCACAACTGTCGTCGCGGTCTTCCAACGCTCCACGCCAATGACCGTCAGCGCGCCGGCCACCTGTCGGCGGAAGGTAGGCGACGTGACAAACGTTTCGATCTGTAACGAATCCGATAGCATAGAATCTCCTTTATCTCTTGTACATGCACTCGATTGAACCACTTTGCCCGGCGTTGACCGCCACAGAGAAGCGGACAACACCCGTTGACAGCACATCCAGCGCGCAGCCTGCCCCTGCTGCGTAGGAACCAAACCGCCGACTCTCGCTCGGCCTGATTGCTGCAGGCAACGTCGCAATTGTGGCGCTTGCGGCCTGATTGCTGCTCGGCGTAACCAGTCCCTTGATGGCCACCCAATCGCCAAACACAGCATACTGCGCTGCCGCCCACCCCGATCCGTTGTTACCCCAGGGCGAGGTGAGCGTGAGCGTCGTCCAGATGCCAACGGTTCGACTGCCAGAGTGATAGACCTTGTACTCTACATCGTTGTACACGAGCAGCAACGCATCATCTGGTGGCGTATAGTATCCGGTTGGCGGGCCGTTAGGCGGGACATAGGTGGCGTTATGATTGATTCGCCACATCCAAGAACGAATGCGCGGTGCAAACGAACCGTACACCCTGGGAGGCTCAGCAATGATCAGCGATGAAATCGGATTTGCTTCGGTACTGACATTCTCAAACACGTGTATACCACCGTGCTGCAGCGGCCACGTGAACGTTGGTGAATTGCCGCTATACTGGACATATACACCGTGCCTGCTCATTTTGACTGCGCCCGCACCAGCGACAATTTGACCGCTAGTGTTCATCACCACCTGATCCACGCCAGCCAACTGCCCGACAATCTCCCCGCTGTCGATGTTCCAACCATTCAGATTGCTGTCCTTCGTTCCGCTCCCGACCCGGATGCTGGCTCCGTTGATCAGCGTCGAGATGGTCGAATTATTAAGTGATGTGTTGGCCTTGCCTGCATCGGCACTATCGACGTATGTCGTCGTTGCCGCGTTCCCGCCGGTCACGTTGATCGCACCGTTCACCGTCAGCGTAGAACCGTCCCACGCCATATAGTTGCTGCCCGCTCCGGCGTTGACGTAGAACCTACCGGCATTGTCCATATAGGTGCGCCACACCGTGCCCGTCCAGTACCCCATGTAGTCTGCACCAAGCAACAGGCCAGCCACTCCCGCGCCCGGATTCGCACCCCAGTTGACGCCAGGATCGACTCTGCTCTGGATGACGCCCCCTGACGAGATGGCGGTCGTAATGCGCCCATCCGTCAATTCAACCGGACGCCCAGTCAGATTCGTGCCCCACGTAGCCCCAACCGTCGCGTTGTCGGCAGGCTTGCCTGTACCTGTGACCTGCGACGCCCACGTGACGCTGCTCTGCGTTGCCAGCGCGCCAGCATCCGAGAACGACCCGATGCCCGACGATCCGGCCTGGATGACGATTGCACCGTTGATCGTCAGCGTCGAGCCATTCCAAGCCAGGAAGTTACTGCCCGCCCCGGCATTCAAATAGAAGTTGCCGCCGCTATCAAAATATGACCGCCACGCCGAACCCGTCCAATAGCCACTGTACAATGGTGTGAGGTACAGTCCGGCCACACTAGGCCAGTCATACTCTGTAAACTCGATAAAATCGACCTCAACAATCCCAGGTAAGCTTGGGTAGTTGGCTAAAATTATGGGTCGCATGTAACGCACGTCAGCGTGTAGCTTTGCAGGCGAAATCCCATAGTTTCCTGTGGGCGATCCCCAACCTTGTACGTACCCGATATACTCCGTCCAGGTTGTGGGAGGATTAGCTGCTACTGCCACTACGTAATGTTGCGATGAAAGGGTGTCGTTACCTGCGGTGTTGACGTATGTGTTTCCGTCAGACGCAACGCCCGCCACCCCGCAGTAGAACGTGCCTGACCCCGCGGTGCGACGTGCCCGCACCCGCATTTTGTACAGCTTATTCGGATTGAATGGTATGCGGCGACTATGGACAGAATATATGTTGTCGTTGCCACTATTGTTACCAATGCGCAGAAACTTCCCACCCATTTGCGAGGAAACGTCTGTAACGATGGATCGTTCGGCGGAACTGCCACTCCACTGACTAATAGGGTCTTCACCGTCCCATGTTTCGCTAAACGTAGTCTGACCTGTCGTCAATTGCGCATACTCAGCCGGGTTGATTCCGACAATTGACGTCGGACGGTCAGAGATGTTCGTGTAACCGGTCGAGCCGGTCTGCACGGTGATCTGCCCTCGGACGTTCAGTGAAGAACCGTCCCAGTGCAACCCTTGCGAGAGTGCCCCACCCGAAATCGACCCTACTCGAAACTGATAAGCGCCGCCCGATAGCCCCATCCAAATGCCGGTATTCGTCAGCGGCGCAGTTGGCAACGGCGATCCCATTGCAAATGATGGCGCGTTGTTTCCAGCCCCCGCCGACAGCAACGCCGTGTTGTTTGCCCCGTCGTACATCGCCAGCGGGGTATTGCGCAGCTCGACCGCCGTCGATGAAGCTCGGATATACCGATCCGTCACCGCCGTTCCGCTGCCAGCGAACATGCCAAACTCGCCGGTCACATTCGTGATGCCGCGCAGATTGCCAAAGCGCGTGCGCACCGTCTGCGTCGCCGGGTGCGTCTGCCATGTCACGATCTGCGCATAGGGAGAATTCAGCCCGTAAGCGCCATCAATGGCATTGACCTCATAGAAGCCATTGCCGCTTGTTCCGAAGTCCAGCACCAGCGATTCCGCTGCAATCGTCCCGCTGGCTGCGCCGGGCGTCGAGGCGTGCCGCGTGAACGTCCATGTCTGCGTCCCCTCATTGCCGCCCGTGCCATCCGCATAGCTCGTCACCGTGCCCCACGCCCACCCCACCGTGAGCGACCCGCTTGCTCTGGAGAACCGGCGCAGCCCCACGAAATCGCCTGCCTGGAACACGGCCATGTTGGGGGCAGAGGGCAAATCACGCACTCTCAGCGTGCCGGTTGCGCCTGCGGCTGGCAGTGTGAAGTCGGTCGCAAGCACCGCCACGCTCTTGCTGATGATCTGCCCGCCTGCAAGCGCCTGCTCCAGATCGGCAATGAAGCTCTTGACGTGCATCTCATCGGCAAAGAGATAGCGAAAGTCGCCCTCGCCCACATCAGTGATCCGCCAACCCGTTGTCTGGCTTGCATAGCTGCTGGCCTGGATAGCATCACCGCTCGCCATTCGCACCAGCCCACTGCCCGGATTGAGGATCAGGTCAAGCGTAGGAGAGATCGTCATGCTGACGCCCGCTGCTGTGTCGAGCAGAGGCGTGCGCACCCTGGTCGTACCGGTCAACTGCACCAACGTCAGGAAGCCGCTCGCATCGCTCGCCAGCAGGCGCGCAGCCGCTCCTGGATCGCTGCTGCTCGTGATGGCGTGCGTGTGGTCGGCGCGGGCGAGGCTCGCGCTAGTGCCTACTGCGTTTGTTGTGGACACACTCAACCCAACGGCAGCGGCTGTCGCAATGGCGTGCGTGTGGCTCCCGGCCGCGCTGTTGGTCGTTGCAGCGGTCAAGCCACCCGGCGTCGTCAGTGCCACCGTATCGGCTGCGACCGTAATCCCGTCGCCAGCACCAACCGCAAACGTGCCACTCACAAATGTCAGCCCGCTTCCGGCAAAGGTCGAGAGCGCGGTATAGGCAGGCGTGTATGGAGATGCTCCTGTAACCGGCACTTGGTATTGCGCACTGCCATTCGCCAGCCCAACGGTATCGGCGGCCACGGCGATCAGCGTGCCCGCTCCGACGTTCAGCGTCACGTCTGTAGATAGTGCTCCGCCACCGGTCAGCCCGTTCCCGGCCAGCACCTGCCTCGTCGTGCGCACCACCGTGCTGTTGACGGCGACCTGCTGACCAGTAACGCTCATGCCGTCGCCAGCGGTCACGAGAGCGTGATGAGCGGAAGGATTACCAGCGTGGACAGACAGATCGACACCGTCAATGGTGACACCGTCCTTGACGGCGAGATTGCCGGTCAACATACGCGTGCCATCTGACTTGAGAAACTGTGGTGCTTGCACGTCGGCCAGCGTTCCGACATGCAGCCCGCTGCTCAATTCGTGCTGCAAAAGAGCAGAGGCAGAAGCCGCAGCGGTGGTCTGCTGCTGAGGCAATAGAGGCAGCAAGAACGGAATTAGTTGCTGCGCCAGCACTGGCAAATTGGTCATTTGTTCCCTTCCGGCATGATTGTGATTGTGCCGCGCTCCGCATCAAACTCGGCGGCCTCGACATAGACCGGCGACAATCCCAAATGGCGTGGCGTGCGTTCGATGGCGACCCACTCACCAACAGGCAACTCGCCCTCGGCGCTGTACTGCGTCCCACCCTGCGTCAGGACTTGACCGTCAAGCGTATAGATTCTCGGCGCGTCGTTTTCGGTCGGCTTTGCAGGCTTTGCTGACAGGTGTGCGAGTTGATCGTCTACGATCAGGGTGAAACTGTTTCCCCCCTCGATGCCAGCGTCAAGCAGCGTCTCGATCAGATCGTATGCGGTGACGTCGCCCTCGGCCTCCGGATTGTCAAAGATTCCGCTGTTGACAGCGATAGTCGTACCGGTTATGAATTGCCCCGCGCCCTCGATGATTTTGCGTAGCTGAACGGTCGTCTCTTCGGCTTGCCAGACTTGGTATGGCAGGAAGTATTCTGTCGGATTGGCGATCCAGGCGGCTCCGTTGTGCGCGAGGCAGACCCCTCCCTCAGCACTCGTCGTCGTGACGTTGTAATAGTGCTCCGGCGAGTTTGCGCCTGTCCGTTCTACCAGCAGCCAGTAGGTGGCTCCGCTCACGACGACCGGCCTGCTGGTGAATTTGAACCATGTCCACTCGGCATCCTGGAGCAGGTCATCGCCTGCGATCTCGACACTGCCAAGCACCGCACCCGGCGCGCCAGCAGTATCCGCGCAGAGCGAAACTCGCAGAGCGTCAACCGGCTCGCCAAACTTGCCGGCGACAATCCCGATCTGACCGACATCGCCCCCGAACGAGGCGACAAACGACTGGGCGAGTCGATACCCGACCAGGGTGATTGTCCGTGTGCCTGTCGTAACCAGACTGGTCAACGGTAATGGCGTGACGCCTATTTCATGACCCTGCTCCATCGTTACTGATCGGCCTGCGCTCTCGGTAACGATGGCTCCGCCACTCACGGTGACGTATCCGGTGTTCATGATGCCGTCGATCTCGAAAATGCCATTGTTGTAAAGCGTTCCAGAGAAACGCACGATGGCATTGTTGCGCACAAACTCAAAGCCTTTTGCGCTGTCGTAAATGTCGTCTGACGGATCAAAGGAGATGGTCGTGGCGACGTACTCTTTGCGCTTTTCGGTCGTGGTGCGCGTGACGGTGAACTCGACGTTGTTCTCTGGTCGAGCAGAACCGGCGACCTGAATCTTGACGCCCGACGCCAGACCGCCCAGTCTGGCTTGAAAATCGGTGATGCCAGCGTTGCGCGAGAAAACAATGTCAGCACTCTCCAACTGCCAGCCAATCGGCTGCATCAGCCCTGTCGATTTGCCTTCCAGAGCGACCCTGGTGCTGGTTCGTTGGTAGTATCGCCAGCGCAATGCCTCGATCCAGCCAGCAGCGTAGAATGTCGCGGTAAGCTCTTTCGAGTCGCCGGAGAACGTCTGCAGCGCAACAGGCTGCTTAGTTTTGCCCAACACCTCGGTAGCCTTTGTCTCCGCTCGCTCCTGCGTTGACACGCCCATCGAGACCAAAGCTTCCTTGATACCATAGCGGGCAATAGAGGCGGCATCCTCAACGGCCACGCTGGTCTTTCGCTCCAACCCTGTGTGGGCAGCACGCTCGGCGTATGCAACGCGCACACGATTCGCCATTTTGTCGAGCGAAAGACCGATCAGGCGCGTTCCGATTTGAAGCTCGACTTCTTGGATGTACCCCGACCAGACGACGACGCCCGCGCCGTTGCGCAGCTTAACCGGCCTGCGCAGCCACTCCAACGTTGACCAAAGTACGTGCTCCGGCCCCGAAGCGGAAATTTCAGCAGACACCGAACCACCGACAACCGATGACCGGTATCGGCGGCATGCCAGAGTCAACTCTGGCGGAGGTGGGGCGAAGTAGCTATCGGCCTCAAAGACTACCTGAATCACAGCGTGCTCCGTCGCGGTCTGTAGAATGCCTGCACCTGCATCGCCCAATCTGCCCGCGCGCCGTATCCTTCCTGCCAAACGTAGAGACGCTGATCGGCATTCGGCATGACATGAACCGGAGAAGTGATCGATGTGTAGATTGGATGGTTCGCGCCCGATTCGATCAGATACTGCTGGTTTTCAATGCCATCGTCAACGACCCAGTCCTGATCGAGCACCTGCATACCGCGCTGAACCATGTATCGGTAGAACCGCTCCTCGGCTGGAGCGAATGCCAGATAATCTAGCCAGACAGAGAGCGTCGGCGCGCCCTGGAACCATAGCCTGAGCACCATCTGCGCCCAATTTCCGCCATTGCTGCCCCCTGGCGGCAGCGGAATCATGCCAAAGTCCGTGATATGTGTGGTCGCCAGCGGCGTGATCATCGGCGTGCGGTAGAGAGAAACCAGCCCATAATAATCGTATAGCTGCGCCCAGGCATAGAGCGGCTGCCCCCCATCGAACAGCGAGGCGATTCTTGCCAGCACATGCACCCACCGACCGGCATAAGCCGAGAGCGTCGTCGCAGGCAGATTGAACGCCAGATCGATAGGTGACGTGTTTTCTGCCTTGACAATGGAGCCTCCACTAGCGCCCGCGAGGGTAGCGGTTGGCCTGCCGTTGGTGCGCGCCTCGCCCTCGATATGGTAGGCTGCCGTTTGAGCAAACGTATTCACGGCAATATGGAATCCGTAATAGCCGCGGCCTGCTCCGCTTGTGTTGCGCATCCTCACCTCAAGCGGCGCAGGCATAGCCCCGACCACGCTGCTGGCTGCGATGTTGGCGTAATTCGTAGCGCCATTGTTGATGGTCAGCCCGGCAGTATTGTTGCTGCCATTCGGATTAGAAAGCGGAATCTGCGTGCGTGCGCCCTCCCAGTAGGGTGCTCGCGTAAGCACAATCTCGGCCTGGATGCGCGCTTGCCCGAAAACGGTCAGCGCATCATCGTCCAGCATAACCATGCCTGAGTAGACATTGCTGCGCCACGTGGTCGCCTCGCCAATCGGCTGAAATTGTAGGAATACCCGCGCGCCTGCTCCCGACATCGAGCGCCGCGCCGCGTGGGTGAACAATCGCTCGACGGCGTTGATCTTACCCTGCATTTCTGCGGTCGTGCTGCCGTAAAAAACAATCTTGATCGAGTCGGTCACCGAAGACGCTCCGGCCTTTGGCGCGGATGGGACATAGTTAATCAGCCCGATCCCCAACGTGGTCAGGCTGACGGTCGTCGTACCATCGGTCAAGCTAATAACGTGAGGCATAGATCACCTGCGGCGACGTTGTAGGTTTTCGAGTTTGTGCAGCAACTCGTACATATCCGTTTCGTTCTGGATCGTGACGTTCTGGATTACGATGCTGCTGCTGCCAGCGCCGGCCAGAAGCTCTTTCGATTCTCGCGCGGTAAACACCTGCGCCCCTCGCGGCAGCGCAACAACCTCCGGCCCCATTTCGCCCACGAGCGACAGCCCACCGCGGAAGTAGCTCGTGCCTAACGCGTTCTGCTCGGCTGGAGGATCGCCACCACCGAGCAGACCACTTAACCACGCGGGCGGGCCAGGGAAGGACGGCCATTGGAAACTAAACAGGCTGGAAACCCACCCTGGCGCAGAGAGCGTCGGCCACGACCAATTCATGAGTTGGCTGACCCAACTCGGCACAGAGATAAAGCGCGGCCACGACCACGCCATGAGCGCAGCAATCCAGCCCGGCGAAGTCAACGTCGGCCACATCCAGCCGATCAGCGTAGCAATCCAGGCAGGCATGGTGATTGTCGGCCAAGACCACGCCATAAGCTGGCTGATCCAGCCCGGCACTTCAACGGCGAAGGAGTATCCACCCTGAAAGATGTCCCCGATCTTCCCGCCAAGCTCAACCACCTTGTCGATTACGCCCTGCACGGCCTCGGCAGCACCCTCGAAGCCAATATCCGCCAGCGTGTTGGTGGTTGCCTCGCCAATCGCCCCCGCTATGCTGCCCAATTGTGTGGTGACGTTTTCCCAAGTGCTGGAGACAAACTCCTGGAACGCGGTGACGATCCCCTTCATGCTTTCCCAGGCGGCTGCCCAATCGCCATCCGCGATGGCGGCGACAGTGCCAGTCACCGCGGTAATGGTTGAGGCTATCATATTGATAGTGGCGGTCACCTGATTGATGATCGGCTCGACAATGCCCGGTAACCGGCTGATCGTGCTGGCGAGAAGGTTCACGCCAGCAGTAGCAACCCATGTTAGCCCGACTCCTAATGCGGCGATCACAGGCTGCAACGCTGTCAGTAGCCCGCCAAGCGACTCACCCAGTCCAGAGATGGCAGGCTGCAGAGCAGAAAACGACTCCGGCACGGTCGCCAGGGCTTCACGCAGTCTCTCGAAGGACGGCGTCATCGTTTCCTGCACCATCGCAAGCCCACCGGTCAACATCGAGAAGTCCACCTCCGGCAGGTCGATCTGCAGATCGGAGAATAGCCCGGAGATCTCTTCCTGAATCGAGGATGCGGATTCGGTGAGCACCGTCCAATCCAGAGAGGCGAGAGATTCGTTGACGGCGTCACCCAAACCACGCATAGCGTCAGCGATAACGCTCCAGTCGATGCCACGCACTGCCTCAACGACGGCAGCGGACAGCCCGGCGAAATTCTCGCTACTGATTAGCCACTTTACCGTACCAATCGCCTGCCCGACCCCCGGCACGAGGCGAGCAGCCAACGGCAGGAAGAGAGCGACCGGATTGATGCGCGACCAATCAACAGCCCGGATGCGAGCGACAATGCCGTCAACGAAACCAGCGAAATCGATGCTGGCCTTGCCCCAATCAACTCCGTTGATGCCGCTAGTCGCCCACCCAATAACGGCGTCTCGCAGGTTACCGATTGCCCCTGTTGTGGCGGCAAACGCCCCTGCCCAATCGACCGACGTTACTCCGGCCACTACCACGTCCCTGATCTTGTCCGCGCCTGCGGCGACCGGAGTCCAATCGATGGAGTTGAAAGCGTCAACCATGCCGGCCTGGATGCCCGCGGCGACACTAGCGTAATCGTAGGTCTTGATGGCCTCGAAGCCGGCAATGATCCGCTCGCGCAGCCACTCCAGCTTGGCGGCGATAGGCGACCAATCGATGCCGGAGAAAGCGTCCTTGACCGATTGCGCAAACTCAGAAACGCCGATGTTGCCCGCTACGAGGCTGCGCGCCGACTCCGCAATTTTGCCAAAGGCGGCCTGGACGGACGCGCCAAACTCCGGCAGACCGGACACGGCCTCGGCAGCGGCTGCTCGCACCGCTCGCCCAAACTCACGGAAAGAGGCTCCGGCTGCCACAATTGCCGATCTTACCTGCTCGGCTGTGCTGGCACTGCCGGTTAGCACATCCACAAACCCACGAATGGCGACCGTGCTACTGTACCAATCCTCGTTGAAGCCAGTAAAGACTGCCAGCAACTCCCCCAGGACGTCGGTGATCTTCGTGTGTTTAAGCGCTGCGTCCAGCCGACCCCACTGCTGAGTCAATGGTGACAGCAGATCGGCGGCGCGGCTACGAAACGCTTGCATGGCGTCAGACGCTCTGTATACCGCGTCCTGCACGCTACTAGCAGCGTCTGCGCTTCCGGTCAACGCTAATGTGAACTCGTAAATGGCAACCGTGCTGTCGTACCAGTCGCTGTTGATGCCGGTAAGCATCGCCAGCAACTCACCCAGGACGTCAGTGAACTTTGTGTTCGCCAAAGCGGTGTTTAGCCTGCCCCACTGCTCGATCAGCGGCGTCAGTGCCTGCGTGGTCGCATCGCGCATACCGCCCACGTTGGTCGCCCAGGCAGCCCCCAACAAGGCAACAGCGCCGACCAGCAACCCAACAGGCGACAAAAGAGCAGCGATAACCGCGCCAATCGCGCTAACAGCGGGCGCGGCAAACATCAATGCCGCGCCTAACGCGGTCAACGCCGGGCCGACAGCGGCCAGCCCGACGCCAACCATGATCAACGACGTGAACAGCTTTGGATTTTCGGCGGCGAACGCGCTGACGCTTGCCCGCACGACCTCAAGAACGGCGATGATCTCCTTCAGCTTGGGAACCAAGTCAAACTCACGGATGGCGACCTTGCCGATCTCGCCCAGGGTGAGCATGACGTTGTCTTTGGCGGTCGAGAACAGACCCTGCAGGCTTTGGCTCTGCGCCTCCATCAGCCCGGAGAACTTCCCGCCATTCTCGGTCAGGTAGATAATGGCGGCGTTCAACTCCTCGAAGCCGATCTTGCCGTCCTCGGTCATGCCGCGAATTTCTGTGGTCGCCACCCCCATCGTGGCGGCCAACGCCTCAATCAGCGGAATACCGCGGTTGGTGAACTGGTTGACGTCGGCTGCGAACAGACGACCTTGTACCCGACTCGTTCCGAACAGGTACGCCAGATCGCCAACGTTGGAACCGACGCCCGCGGCGAGATTCCCCAGGCGGCGCAGCGTATCCTGCACGTCCTCGGCCTCAACACCGAACGCCATAAGCTGCTTGGCTGCTCCGGTCACCTCCGGCAACTCGAACGGCGTCTCGGCGGCAAACTGCGCCAGATCGTTCATTAGCTCTTTCGCTCGTTCGGCGCTACCGAGCATCGTCGTGAAGGCGATCTGCAACTGTTCCTGATCGGAGGCTACCTTGACTGCCGTCATGCCCAACCCTACCAGCGGCGCGGTGACTGCCCCGCTGATGACAGCACCGACACTAGCGAAGGTCTGCCCGGCACGCTGCACGGTGCTGGCGGCCTCATCGAAAGATGCTTTGAGTTGCGTTGTGTCGCCCACCAGCTTGATAGCCAGCGTCGCTATTGTACTCACTGCGCCTCCATCAGCCTTTCAAACTCCCGCACAGATGGATGGACTGGCGGAGATTCCAGCCGATCTTGATACTCTGCATCGCCCAAAAACCGCGGCATTAGGTCGAGCGGAGAAACCGGCTCGGCGTCCTTGCCTGCCAGCATGTTGACGATCACGCTCAGTGCATACGCCATGCGGAAATCGGCACGCTCCTCGCCCATCGGCTCAAGGCTCCCAAACGCCCTCCACTCAGCCATTTGACGAGACGACATACCGGCCAGCATGCCGTCCACGTCCGCGTACCCCAGTGCCAGTGCTAGGCGGAAGGCAAACCTTCGCTCTGGCCTGTTCCGAAATTTTCAGCCATCTCCTGGACGTCGCTGTCCGACAGCCCATTACGCTGCCGCACACGCGTGAAAATCCGATCCAGCGCACGCGCCGACTTGCGGCCAAGAGCATCCAGATCGTCTTTGGTGAACAGCAGATTGCCGTCCTCATCGACCAAAGCGGCGGCGCAGAAGACGGCGCGGATGTTGTCCAGCCGCACTTTCTGTGTGGCGGCCTTCCCTTTCCCGCTCTCGAAAGTGAGACTTGCCTCCAGCGAATCACGCTCGGAGGCGGACAGGTCTTTGATCCGCACCGTGCCCCATCCCGGCACGTCGGAAAGATCAATGTCCTCAAACCCAATATCGACGGCCCCCAGGATGGCGGCCTTGCTCATCAATGCCACGTGTTTTCTCCTTACAGCGTTGCCAGCAGATTGGCGACCTCGGCCTCGAACATCAATGCATCCGCGGCCGAATAATCGCAATGCCCCTCAAAGGTCACGGTCGAGTTTGTCTCGCCCTCAAACTGCGGCTCGGAAACCGAATCGTAGCGCAGCGCAAGGTCAAAATCGACCTTGCGGCTGCCAGAACCCGCACACGACAGGCGGACAAGCTGCAGCGCGTTGTTCTCGTAGGCGGCGCGCTGTTGTGCCACGAACGAGACCGGCCCTACCGACTCCTGCTCGTACTCGTAGGTGAGCGTCACCGAGATGCGCGGCTTGCCCACTTTGGCGATGGTTGGATACAAGACGCCATCGCCCGGAGGCACAAACTCGATCCCAGGCGCGATCTTGATCTGCGCCCCCATGAGCACCCCAGGCTTTTCGGTCGTTCCAATCGTGCCCCCCGACGCGTCAACGTAAAGGCGCGTATTGGAGAAGATCGCATCCTTGACCGCGGCAGGCACTAAAGCGGCAAACGTCCCCGTCACCGCACGTGCGCCCATGAACGTCGCAGCCATCGTCCAGGCTTCCCCGCGCTTGCCGGCCAGCGTGACCTCTGTCGGCCAGCAGAACGGAATCGCCTTGATGTCGGTCGTGACCAGCTTGTTGCCCAGGATGATCGTATAGGTCTGGTACGCGTTCGGCGTATCGGTCAGCGAATACGCGTAGGTGCGCGTGTAGACCGTCGCTCCAACTGGCGTCACCTTGCCGACCGCAGACTCGAGCAGAACCGGCAACTGCTCAAACGTCATCGCCGTCGCCGGAACCGTCACCGACACGCCCAGGCGCGTATCGTTGGTGCGATCCGCAGCGGTCTGGATGCCAATGTCCTCCTGCACGGTCTGCCGATCACGCTCGTCCTTCCAGCCACCGAATACCCCGCGCCACAGGATCGTACCTGCGGCGACAGTGCCCGGCGTCGCCTCTGCTTCCTTGCCAAACTGCGCCAAGAAGTATGGTCTCGTTCCGTATCGTCGTGCCATTGTTTCACTCCTCCTTGCTGGCTACTTCACCGCCAGCGTCTTTAGCCCTCGCTGCACTGGGCGACAAAGGAGCATAGAGAATCTGTCCCGCGTCGGCCACGCGCCGAATCGCATCGGCGTGAAGCGCGGCTTCTTCTGGCGACAAATCTCGCGCCGGCACACCGACGATATACGCCCCTGCGCCCACATAGCGCAGCCCGACAGTTTGATTCTTCATCCGTACACCTCCGCCACTAAGCGAATCTCCTCAACTAGCCAGACGTCGCCTGCAGCGATCTTGATATTGTCGACAACCGACTGCCCCTCAAACATCAATGCCTGCCACAAGTTGTCGTTCTGGTTCGCTCCTACCCAGGAAATCAACTCGTACTCAAGCTGATCAAGAGTATCCTCGGCGTCTGCCTCGTAGTTTTGCCCGGCAATGGTCGTGAACAGCACCCAAAGCTCGACCGTATAGAAAAAGCGGCTGCGCACCCCCGTCGCCGGTATCTGCGGACGCATTCCGCCGAAGGTATAGATGCGCACGACAGGCGATTGATTGCCGATGTTCGTGCGCTGATGACCATAGACGGCCTGCGCTGTCGGCATGGCGGCCTGTAGCCCGGCAGCAATAGCGTCGCGCACAGTCTGGCGATTGATCAGCCCGCTCACGATCTGGCCTCCTCAACGGTGACCTGCATGTACGTCCCCTGCCCCTTCGGAAACTCCCACGTTTGCACCCCCTGGATCGTGTACTCCAGCCCGTCCAAAGCCAGCCAATCGCCTGAGCGAATGTCATGCCGGCCTACGATGAACAGGCTCCACACAGCGTGCGGCGTTGACAGACCCAGGCGCAGCATGGTGTCGGAAGATACCGGAACCAACTGCGTGCATGGCAATCCTTCCAGGTGTACCGTTGGCGCGCCGCGTTTTGCACCAGTAACGACCGCTCGCTTGACGGTCGCCACTTTGTTCGCCAGCGCGCCAACCTGCCCCCGTCTCACGAGCGTCGTTTCCTGGACACAGGCGCGTCCTCCATGATGCCCTCGGCGGCCACCCCATCGTCCCCAACGATCAGCGTAGCGCACTCGTCGTTCCCTACGATCTCAAGAAGATCAAGGAACGGAGCAGCCTCGTGTGGCTCCATACCCACGAGGCTACCCGGCCCGTAGACCTTCCCCGGCCCGTAGTGACGACCCTCCCGCACTCGGTAAATTGCCATCACCCCTCCTACTAGCAGCCAGTCACATGCACGATGCCCGACTTGCCATCGTAGCGGCTCTTGATCAGCGGCGTCGCCACGGCGAGAATCTTGAAGTTTGTCGCCATGCCGTCACCGGTAGACCACTCGATCACGTCGATAGCCATCGCCTCGGCCCACTCCACGACCTCGCGCTTCATCTCGATGAGCAGCGCTTCACCATCGGTCAACTGCGGCAGCATCTGCACGCCAGATACCTGCGGCATCTTGAGCAGACGCTGCAGCGGCGTCTCGCCAGACCCGTCATTGTAGTAGCGCAGGCTGGCTTCGTTGTACTGCGTCTGTGCGACGTACAGCATGAACGGCCCGTAGTGAAGATCGCTGTTGGCGGAGTTGACCATGCCCGCGACGGTCGTGGTCACGTTGTCGATGGTCGACCAATCTCCGCCACCCATCGCGGTGGCAGTGCCTGTGTTGCGATCCGGATGCGTTGTGTAGCCATAGATGCGCGCACCGTTGAGCGCGGTGCTGTGCCCGGCGATGACCAGAGCATCGAGCGCTTCGGCCACGACGCGTGTCGCCTCTGCCGTGCTGGTAGTATCCAGCCCGTCGCCCAGGCGTCGGCTCGCTTCCAGGTCGCGTTGGTTGATCTCAAAATCCTTGAAGATCACAGGAACCGGCACGCCAAGCTGCTTCAGATCGGGCAGGTCGCGGCTCGCCCCTCCACGCCCGGACATGCTCACGGTCGCGCCGGTCATCTCGCTGGACGCGTACCACTGGCTGACCATGCTGCCCAGTCCGCCCAGGCGTTTGGTGAGACCGCGCCCGCGCAGGTCGCTGACGGCGCGCAGCGGATAGCGCGCCGACTCCTGGACGACACGGTCGATTTCCGCCCACTCGTCCTTGCGTAGCATGCTGTTCACGACCAGACCGCGCGGCGTGCGAATCTGCACCTCGCCAGTCCGACTGTTGACGCGCAGCGGGCGACTGCCCTTGAGGATTTCGCTCAGCCCTCCTGCGTTGATCTCCTTGAAAGTCACGTCACTCATGTTGCCTCCTAAAAATACAAAATTTTGGTGCTACAGGATGCGCACTTTGATGCGTGCGGCAGCGGCAGTTGTGGTCACGGCCTCCTCAGCAATGCCGACGACGTTGTGCCCGACGTTGGTCGCCTCGACCTCCAACTGCCCGGCCTGCGCCGAAGACGCCAGCACCGACCCGATGACGGCAGTCTGGCTCGGCGCTAACCACATGTAGACCAGATCGCCCGGCGCAGCGTAGAAATAGCGCACGTTGTCGCCAGACGCATACGCCTGATCAATGGCGCGCTGCGAGACGTCGGGCGCGGTGAAGGTCTCCAGCGCAACCATGCGCGCGCTGATCTTGTCCGCGCTGGCAACAGGCGTCACGGTCGTTGCGGAGGCGAGCTCGACCAGCATGCCCGGCTTGATCGTTGCAGTTGCGGCCTGCTTATCGTAGTAGTCAGGTCGATCCGCGCCGTTGATCTGCAGGCGGATCGTGTTCGGATTGGTGGCAGCCATAGTATTGTCTCCTTTTACAGTTGCCCAAAGACTAGATTGCGGTAGCGTTACGCCTGCGGACGTTCGTACTCGACCCACTCGCTGCTGTCACTGCGTTGATTCGCAGCAAAGCCACCGGCACGGCCAGCGTAGCTGGCAGGCAGCAGGCTGCGTTCGAGTTTTTCAAGCTGCTCGACCGACCAAACAGCCAAATCCTCGCGCGTAAACGCGCACGCAGTGTTCGCCACGAGACGCCCGATGATGCCGGCCTTCTCGCGCTCGGCATTGGTGCGCAGACCACTCAGCAGCGAGCGCATACCCTCGACGCCTCCGAATTCGGCCAGCATGCGCCGAAACTCCGCGATGTCTGCGGGCTGCTGCTGCTGGCGATTAGCGACCGGCTCGGCCTCGGTGTCGGCCTCGGTGTCGGCCTCGGTGTCGCCATCATCGGTCACGACCTCGGCTTCAATTTCCACTTCTTCTGTCTTCTTCTCGTCACTCATGTTCGGCTCCTTTTTGCCTTGATTCTGGCAGGCTGCGCAGTTGACCCGCGGAGCACCGCACCCGTCCTTCCATGAACACGCTCCGACCTCATCAGGCAATAGCGCAATGTGATCAGGGCGAAGATTCCTCTGAATGCCAACGTACTTCTTGCCGTTGACGACACCCTCACCCGGCTCCAAATCGGAGAAATAAGCGGTCGAGACCTCGACAGGCTCCCCGGCCTCCAGGCGTTCCAGCACAGTCAAGGCGTCACCGCCCAGTTTCTGCGCCTTCTCGACGTCGATCCACAACTCGCCCAGTAGCTTCTCACCGTCCAGGCGCGCATTGTAGAAATGCCCGACCACTTGATTGGCGATCACATCTGGCTGATTCGCGGTGACGTATTTGCCGTCCTTGCGCGGATGGCGCACCGGCAGCGGGCGACCATTCCACGCCTCGACATAGCGCGAAATCTCATCGAGCGGCGCAAGCTGCTGATTCACAACTCCGGCCTTCAATGCCACCGTAGGAACAATCAGGTACTCCCGACCATCAAACTGATGCCGGTAAGACCCTGTCGCTAGATTTACCTGCAATGTCGGCTCGTTCATAATGCCGTCAACCTCGCCTGTACATCACCAGTACCGTCAAGCGGCGCGACCAGGAAACGCCTGTGCATCGCCCCTACGCTGCTGCGCTTGTCCGCGATGATTACGGTCAAACGATCAGGCAACTCGCTGGAATTGACGGAGAGCGGCCCGGCGGTGACCTTCACGTCGACCAAATTGGTCAGCACGGTCTCCAAAAGCCGAAGCTCGGTCAAATCCAACAGAGCGTCTACCTGCTCCCGCACGACCCTGAACAGATCAAGATCGGACACCACGACGATGCTATCGGTTTGAATGCCGAGCATACTCAGCGCCCATCGCAGCGGATCGGTGATCCACGGATTGACTCCGTCCTCGACGGTCATGCCGGCCTCTTCGAGATATTGCCCGCAACGGCGACTCAGAACCTGCTCGACCTCAACGCGCGTAATCATGAGCGAACCCCCACCAGCGGCCTGATCAGAAACTCGATCTCCTCGCGCAAGTGCAACCCGAACCCGAAGTCACTGTCGTAGGTAGCCTCGACCAACAAGAGACGTTTGCCGGTATCCATCTCGCCAAGCATAGCCAGATCGTCGCCTGTCAAAACGATGCTCGTAGTCGCTGCGGGCACAGCAACCACCACGCTATCACGCTCGTTGACAATCACACCATACTCGTTCGTGAGCGTCCACGTTGCGGAGGCAGGCGCGACCTCAGCGCCACTCTCGTCCCCAAAAGTAACCTGCACAACAATCGTGCTCTGCTCAACAGCCTCGGTCGCCAACGTCACTCGTGACATTTCGCTCACCTACCATACAGGCTCCCCGTTTAAGCGGGGTGTTTGCTGCTAATTGACAACGGCGTCAATCGCGCCGGAAGCAAACTGGACGGTGTCGCCACTCGCCACGGCCTGATCTGCCGTGTCGTTATCGTAGAACAGAATGTCGCCACCGCTAACGGCAGAAGCAATGAACGACGCCACCACCGTGCCCCATGCGCCTGTAGCGACTGCCAGTGTCACCGCGGCCAGATTCGTAATTGCCCGGCCTGCGGCTGCCGACCACGTTGGCGAGGCTTCACCATTGGCATTGACCAGGGTGCGAGCATACGCGCCGCCAGAAGGCTCCGTCACCGTGCTACCAGTCGTTGTGTCCGAGAGCATAGCGGTCGCAAGACCAACGTAGGTGCTCGGCGCAGAATACGCCACGTTGCGGAAGGCTAGGTTGAGCAGATTGTGTGCCAACGTCGTGCTGATATCACCAGCACCAAACTCGATCCACACCTCACCAGCAGAGACGATTGGCGTATTGTTCGCCACGATGGTTTTTGCTGTCTCGAACGCGCCATGCGCCAGCATATTGCCACCGCTCACCGCGTCGAATATTGCCAGATGCGTTACTGTTCCCCACGCACCTGTAGCCTGCGGGAATACAACAGAATCGGACTGCGTCACACGGCGAGACGCTGCAGCCCCAAACGTGATCGCCTGCCGTTGATACCCGTTGCCAGTCGGCTCCGCTATGCCTGCACCGCTATTGGTCGGGTCTGCCGTCGAGAGCGCAAGATAAACGGTCAATGCGGGCGTATACGCAGCGGCGTTGAAAACGTGATCAAGCAGCTCGTTCGCCAAAAAATCGCTGATATTCCCCATGATTACCCCCCTACTATAAACGGTCGTTTACTGTCCACCAGCAACCCTGGACTGCGTCCGCTTGCCGTCGCCATCGGGCGCACCGCACCGACCACCAGCAAGTACAGCAATCCGACAATGACCTCCGCACGAAGATCAGCCACCGATGTCGATATACCCGCACCGACATTGTGCGTCAGCAGACGCTCGACGCGCACAGCGCCGACTGCCGAGGCGTCAAAGTCTGCAGCCAACGCCAACGAGCGCAGTACAGCCAGCGCACCGGAGGCATCGGTATCGGCCTGCGCACCCCCG